ATAGAAAATAAAATTAAAGTTAGCATAGATGAGAGCTAAATTGATATTTAAATTACCCGAAGAAAGTGATGACTTTGAAAAGTGTCGTAAGGGTGCTGATTTACATTTTGTTTTATGGGAATTATGCCGAAATGTTAAAAAGAGTCTCATAAAATACCAAGATGTCTCAGAAGAATACGAAAACGGAGTCTGTGCTGTTTATGAAAGATTAAATGAGTTATTAGAAGAATATAATATTAAATTAGATTAATGAGTTATTTAGACAGTATTTCTTTTCAGTTTTTTGGAGCAAAAATATGGGAAGCTACACCAATTAAAAGCCTCACTCTAAGGCAATTTTTAGACGTTCACAGAGAGCCAAAAGAATCTACGGTAGAAGTTATTGAACAGATTAAAATAGCCGCTAAAAACAACGATTTAAAACTTAAAGACAGTTTAAAGCAAAATAATTTATATTCTTTTGTACCTTCAGTTATTTTAGATGGGGGTGGCAGAGCGTATTCAAATATTGTTGATTTTAACCCGATTATGATTTGCGAGTTTGATAAAATCGACCATGCAAAGGAGTTAAAAGAAAGACTTTTTAATAATTTAAAGTGTGTTATAGCTGCTTGGATTTCTCCATCAGGACGAGGATTAAAACTGTTAATTCGTATCCCAAAGCCAAAATCCGTTGAAGCCTACAAGGAATATTATTGTGGTTTAGCTTATTACCTGTCTCAATATGAGGGCTTTGACGGAGTCAACTTCAATATAGTACTCCCATTGTTTCTATCGTATGATAGAGACATTTTAGTTCGAGAAGATGCTGAAGAGTGGGTTCAGAAGGGAGGTAAGATAAATGCCTTTCAAGTTTACGAAGGAGAATTTGAAGTTCCTGAAGATATTGAAGATGAGATTAAAGATAAAATTATTGACAAAATCACTTACCTTGTTAGGCAAATTGATGATAATGCCCATCCAAAAATACGAAATATCGCCACTATATTTGGAGGTTTTTGTTCTCAATATGGTTTTAATATAGACGAGGCAGACGATTTAATTTGCGTCTTGATAAATGATAATCTTTATATGCAGAAAAATCCACGGGGATATTGTAAGACTGCTAAAGAGTTCTTAAGAAAAGGTTTCCTATCACCAATTGAAATAAGCTAATGATAAAGAAAGATTTTAAACAGAAATATTATTTATTTTGCCGAGAAAAAGAATTTAAAGTAGAAAAATTTAATTCATATGTAAAAAAGCTTTATATTTGTAGAATAATTATAACGGATAAGATATGAGAACGGGTACTTTTTATTGGGAAACAGAAGAATATCATCACGATAATTCTTTCACTTTAAATGATTGGTTGGAAAATCAAATGGAAGAGTTAGTAGAAATTACACATCGAAGTGGCAGTTATTGTGAGGTTACAAGTGCTTTTGGAGAGTCTTATTCTTTAATGGCTTCGGGTAATGGAGATAGTTATAGTCACAAAATTGAAATAGAAAAGTTATGAAACAATCACTTTTATCAGTAATTTACAGTATCTTTGACTTATTAAGTTTATGGGGAGATTGGGCGTTTGATTATTATAAAGAGAGAAGTGGAAAAATTTCTGTTTATTTTTATTGCCGCGAAAACAGATATACGAAAAGAAAATATTTCAGAACAATGCGTCCCATGTATAATGGATTAAGTGATAACGAATGGATTGAATATACAGGTAAAATAGACAATATAATATTATGAAAGATACGCCTTTAAAAGAATACGGTAAAAAGTGCTTTAAACAAATGTTAGAAGAAAAGCATCAAAATATAAAATATGGAGACACTCTTACATTTGGGATGCAATTTCTTGATGAACAAGGAAACGTACTAACAGATTATGATTTTATAGAAACAATACACAAAGATGAATTATGAGACTAGAAGATGATTTTAGATTTAATTTACAGGGACAGTTATCACATGATAAAACCGAAATTGATGTAGCTATTGCAAGTAAGATAGCTAGAGAGTTTGCTGTTTCTTTTTCAGTTTTTGTTGCGGAAAATTATGCATTAAAAAGAGTTTTAAATAAACCAATAATTTGGGAGGGAAAGCAAAATAAAAACTACACAACAAAAGAACTTTTAAAAATTTATGAAGATGGGTTATAGTTTATTTATAATAGAGAGATTAATACAGGGCTATACTTGGAACTCTTGTAGAGATGATGAACAACGAACAGTAGATTTGATTGAAAAATGTTGGATTTATGTAGAAACTTTCAATACACTTGAAGAAGCTAAAATAGTGCAAAAAAAGTATGAACAGACAACTTTAATTTTACAAAACTATTAATTATGAAAGCAAAAACAATAAAACTATTCGCAACTCAAATACCATATACTCAAATACCGTACACAGACGAAGAATTAGAAGAAAACGAAGTGTATGTAGAATTTAATGTAGAAGAGTTATTAGACCAAATTAACAATGAAGATATTGAAGATTACGCTCGATGGTCGTTAGACATGATTGACCCTGACGATTGTGAATGTGAAACTATTAATGAGGCTAGTGAATGGGAGTTGGTGGATGAATTAAAAAGTAGAGATTTTAATTTTGTGGACGAATTAGATGATGATGAATTATTAGACGAAATGGAATCTAGGGGGTTGAGTGAATATGTTACTATTTCAGGTCTTGATTATGTTGATACTGAAATGCTAAAAGAAATTACAACATTATTTTTAAACAGTACTCTAGCTCAAAGACAGATTATGTATAACTTATTAATTAAATAAATTATGTTACTATTATTTTTATTATGTTATTTATTGCCCGCAATTTTAAGTTTTTTATACTTTCTTCTATTTGATGAAGAGACTGTAACAGTTAAGGACTTACTTTGGAGATGGTGTTACTATCTAGTACCTCCTCTTAATTTAGCCATGTTGCTTATGTTAATAATAAGCTTAATAATTGATTTTATAGAGAGTAAAATTAAATTAACAAAAACTATACAATCTATTTTAAACAAAAAATTAAATAAACTATGAGATGTAAATATTTAAAATTATATTGGTTTTTAAAGGAATTTGAGTGGATGAAAGTCTACCTTTCTCCTTTTAAACCACCTATTCCAAGATTTTATTTTGGTAAAATAGCTTTAGGTACACCATACTTCTTACCTCGTGTCTTTAGAAAAGCTATACCTGGAAAAGCTAAAGAAGTTGCACTAAAAGAAATAAAAGAAGTTGAAAAATACAACGAAAGAGAACAAACCTACAAGCGTACAGTTAAGTCTTTCGATGAAATTTATGCACAAAAGATAGGCAGTTCTTTTCCGCAACCTAAAAAGATAGGATTTGATTTTGTAGGATTAGGCTATAAAACTAAATGGTCAAATACAGACTTCAGACACGAGTGGAATCCTATTTGGAGTTTTGTTTTCTTTGGCTATCAATTAGCTGTAACTTTTGTGCCTGAAGAATACACCCATTTTTGGGAATCTTATCTTTTTTACGAAAAAGCTACAGATAAAAATAAATCAATAAGAGAGAGATTAAATCAAGCAAGATGTGAATTTCCAAATACTTGGACTTCCTACTCAGAAAACGGTAAGGTTGATATAAATTATTGGTTAGTAGTTATTAAAAATAAATATCTAAATTTATGATAAAAGGGAGTTTTAAAAATAGAATAGGAGAAAAACACATAACTAAGGAGGGCTGTGAAGTTGAAATTATAAACTGTACCCATAATAGTGATTGCACTATAAAATTCTTAGATACCGAATATATAAAATACAATGTTGATTTTGCGGATATTATGAGAGGGGAAGTAAAAAATCCATACCATCCATCTGTCTTTAATGTTGGTTTTATTGGATTAGGTGTTTACAAAACCAAAGAAGACTATAAAATGACACCCTACTATAAAAAATGGACAGGTATTTTAAAAAGAGTCTATGGCAATACTAAGCATTATGAGGGTGTAACAATTTGTAAAGAGTGGTATAATTTCCAAGTTTTTGCAGAATGGTTCTATGAAAACTACAATCCTGAAACTATGAAAGAATGGCAACTAGATAAAGATATTCTAATAAAAGGGAATAAAGTATATAGTCCTAAAACTTGTTGTTTTGTACCACAAGAAATTAATAATCTCTTTACTAAAAATAATAAAAACAGGGGGGATTACCCAATAGGGGTTACTTTAACTAAAAATAATATAATAATGTCTAATTTAGGAAATGTTGTTCTATATAGAGGAAATGATATATTGAAAGCATTTCAAGCATATAAAGTCGCCAAAGAATGTCGCATTAAAAAATTTGCTAATAAATGGAAAGACCAAATATCCTCAAAAGTTTACAACGCATTGATTAACTACAAAGTAGAAATAACGGATTAAAATAAATATTTATGAAAACATTAGACTTAGATAAATTGTGGGAGGTATGTAGTATACTATCAGAAAAAGAATCAAAATTTGCAGAACAGAGTGATTATATTAATTTATTAGGTAATCTTTCAAATTTTAATATTTGTTCGTTTAAGCATTTTTTAGAGCATTACTCTTTTAAGCTAGATGAGAATGAAATTACTGTCTATGTTGAAGCTGATGATTACTATGATTATTCGTGTATACCTTCTGTTCTACTTTCTTTTTCGCGCAAAGAATTAGATGAATGGATTGAAAATGAAATAGAAAGACAACTAAAACAGCAAGAGTTTAATAGGCTGCAAGAAAAAGAAAACATTAAATTACAAATAGAAAATTTACAAAAACGATTAAATAGTTAATATGAATATACAAAAGTTAAAAGATTTTTTTGAAGCAGAAGCTACAATTACTGCTGCGGCAAAAAAATATGCAGAATCAGAAAACATAGAATTCAATGATTCGTTTAGAAGAAAGTGTAGTAACGCTTTAAAAGACTTTAAAGAAGATAATGATTTTGGAAACGTTACTAAGACAGATTCAATCAACTACAACAACGATAAAGAAAAGCCACAAAAAGGTTTTACAGCTATTGGAGATGATGGAAAATTAATGAACATAGAACAATACTGTATTCATTATGGATTAGATATTAATAAAGTTAGAAGTTATAAATTAATTTCTCATTCTGGACTTCCTTTCTATAACGCGGTGTTCTACACTGCTGAGGAAGAAGCTGTATTTAATATAAATGAACATTTGGATGAAATCATAGCTAAATATATCCAACCTATTAAAACCATAACTGCAAAAACACAACATTTTTCAGAAGAATGGTTTGACCGTTTAGTTTTTTCAGATGTACATATTGCAATGGATGTTAATGGGAATGGTGACCCCCTATATGACGGAAAATGGGACAGAGAAGAGGTATTTAGAAGATTAGATAGTATGATTCAACATACAAAAACTTATCAAAAATCTAGTCTACTAGTTATAAGTAATTTAGGCGACTATATGGATGGTCTAGGAGGAGAGACTACTCGAAAAGGACACGAACTCCCCCAAAATATGAATGATAAAGAAGCCTTCGATTTAGGAATTGAATTCAGTTTAAAGTTACTTGATTCTTTGGTGGATTATTATGATGAAATCAGGTATAATTTTTTAGTTGAGGACAATCATTCAGGAGTTTTCAGTTATTTCGTCTCACAGGCTATAAAAGGTATTCTAGAGGGGAGATATCCTAATAAGGTCACTGTTAAAACACAGAAGAAATTTATAGACCACTTTAAGATAGGTAAACATACTATAGTAGAAACTCACGGAAAAGACTCTATCTCTCTAAAATTTGGATTTCGACCACATTTAGATGATAAGCAAGCTAAAAAAATAGACCACTATCTAAAAGAGAATGGGTTATATGATGGTAATTTTATAGAGTTTTCGAAAGGCGATTCACATTTATCTCTTTTTGATGAAAGTACTAGTACCGATTTCCATTATTACAATTACCCTGCATTCTCTCCCCCATCAAACTGGGTCAAATCAAATTTCTCTAACACAAAATCAGGCTTTAAGTTTTTCAATATTAAAAAGAATGAGAATATAAAAAATCATTTTCCTTTTTGGTTTTAATGATAACCAATGTAAGTAATTTGGAAGCTACGTTTTAAATGCTTATTTTTACGTTATTAATTTATTGATGCGAACTTTAAGTTAATTTTTAAAGACATTTTTACCGAGAAACTTCTTTCATAGCCTATTCGCATTAGGTTTTGTTAGAAGTTTTCTCATTTTAAATTATTATGTACGTATACAAAACAACAAATTTAGTAAATGAGAAAATTTACATAGGAATTTCTAAGAAGTCCTCTGTTAACAGTCCTCGATATTTAGGGAGTGGGAAAGCTTTTACACGTGCCGTAACTAAATACGGGAGAGAGAATTTTGTGAAAGAGATTATGGTGGAAGATAGTGAGTTTATGTATAAAGACTTACAAAGATTAGAGATATTTTTAATCAATCTTTTTAATGCACAAAACCCCATAATAGGCTATAATATCTCTAAAGGTGGTGATGGTAATGATGGGGAAACTAATGGAATGTTTGGTAAAACGCATTCTAAAGAAAGTGTAGAGAAGCTACTAAACACGAGGGCGCTTAATTCCCAAAATAATCCTGATTACGGTAAAATGTCTGAAGACACGGCTAAAAACTTTTCAGAGTTTATGAGTCAAAGAAATAAGGATAGTCCTACATTGCCTAATGGTCATTCTGCCGAGACAATAAGTCGAATTTCAAACACTATGAAACAATTGGCTTTGGAAGATAAGCTGCATAAAAACCACGTCAAATTTACAGAGGAAAGAAAAGCTTTATACTCGGAAAAATTTTCGGGTGAGAATAATCCATTTTTTGGTAAAGAGCATACACAAGAAACAAAGGACAAAATTAGAGAAAATATACGTTTGCGATTCCCATCAGTAAATAAGCTTGACTTTGAAAATAATATTCTTAGGACTTATGAAAGTATAACCGATGTTACATTAGATGGGTATAGACCTGATTTAGTTAAAAAAGTCTTGAAAGGTGAAAACAAATCTCACGGTGGCTTTTATTGGAAATATGTTTAACTACTTTCTTTTAATCTTATTAAGGCTCTCAGAAATGGGAGCTTTTTTACTTAAAATTTCTTCTGTTTTATTTTGTTTTCCCGCGAAAAAGTATTATCTTTGTAAAATAAAATTAGAAATTATGGCATTTAATGATGAACTAAGGCACAAATTACTTTTTAATAGAGTAAAAGATATTTATGAATACTTTCAAGGTTGGGAAGAATATAACCCCTCTATGTGTGACGATACTGTTATTGAAAAACTTAGAGATGCGTCTCATATATTAGAACATAGATTTGATTCTATTATACAGGAGTTAGATGAACTACAGAGTATTAATGTTGATAGTTTTGGTTGTTAAAAACAAATAGTTATGAATTTAATTGAAAATTACGAGAAAGCTTGTAAAGATATTGCAGAGCATGTGGGATGTAAAGGGTGTATAAGGGATTATCCTATTTATATAGAAGATATTAACTGTTTTTTTACTTTTTCCGCAGAAAATAGAGAGCTTAATTGGTCTGACGATAAAGGAGAAGTAGAAGTATTATATGGTGATGACCTTTACAATTCAGATTGTGGTGATATTTACAGAGGGGAGGAATTTACTCTAGCTTTAGTCAACCCTGATTATGGAGAAGGGGACTATTGGATTGTATTTAAAACTAAAAATGAAATAAAGTAATTATGACAAAAATAGAGCACCTTATTATCGGATGGCTTTTAGGACTTACATTATTTATTATATACTTAATCATACCATCTTCACAACTAATAATTAAAACAAATAAAAAAATAACTCCTGAATGGAAATTAACTACAGATGGTAAGGTTGTTGATACTATTTATTATTATAGAGCTGAATAACTATGAAAAACGAAAAAGGCTTATTCATTAAAAATCCTAATTTCTGGAGAGTTCCCAGAAAGAAAAAGAAACAGATTCCTAAAAATACACACTATTGTTATACTCCTACTTCAGAGCCTGGAGTAATGGATGATGGTAAGTGGGGTTATACAATTAAACTCTGTTCTTTTTACTCTTGGCGAAAAATAAAAGATTTAAAACCTGATTATTTAGATGAAGAAGGTATGATTAAGTATGGGGAAGAACCTGTTGGTTTTTGTAAGCTAATTAAGTGTGAAATAGATGATTGTTGTAAAAGTTGTGGGACTAATTATTAATATATTAACAGAATAATTATGAAAGAAATATTTATTGATGGAACGACAGAGTACCAGTATGAACTGATAGACAAAACCCACACCTTATACTACAATCAAGGAGAGCAGTGGCAGGATAGTGTTAAAGGTACTATTGCTATGTCTATAGT